CTTTGACCTCGACCAGCTGCGCCTTGAGTACAGTCCGCCGGAATACCAGAACCTGCTGATGTGTGAGTTTGTGGACGATCTGGCGTCGGTGTTCCCGCTGACCATGCTGCAGTCGTGCATGGTAGACAGCTGGGAGGTGTGGAAGGACTTCGAAGCCTTTGCCCTGCGACCCTTTTCCTATAACGAAGTGTGGATCGGTTATGACCCGGCCAAAGGCACGCAAAACGGCGACAGCGCGGGCTGTGTGGTTATCGCACCGCCTGCCGTGTCGGGCGGTAAGTTCCGCATCTTGGAGCGGCACCAGTGGCGCGGGATGGACTTCCGCGCGCAGGCCGACGCCATTAAGGCGCTGACAAAACAGTACAACGTGACCTATATCGGCATTGACTCGACCGGCGTTGGCCTCGGCGTCTATGAAAACGTGAAGGCGTTTTTCCCGCAGGTCAAAGAGTTTGTTTATAACCCCACCGTCAAAAATGCCCTGGTGCTTAAGGCTTACGACATCATCAGCCATCAGCGCCTGGAGTTTGATGCCGGACACCTCGACATTGCGCAGTCATTCATGGCGATCCGCCGCGCCACCACGGCCAGTGGCAACCGACCAACCTACGAAGCCAGTCGCAGCGAAGAAGCCAGCCACGCGGATTTAGCCTGGGCGGTCATGCACGCCCTGGCTAACGAACCGCTGCAGGGCGAGGCGGCAGGTAAACGCAACATTATGGAGATGTTTTAATGAGCAAACGCAGAAACCGCACACGCACGCAGCCCGTGCCGCGGCAGGACAACATGACGGGCGCACCGGCGGCAGAGGTGTTTACCTTTGGCGACCCGATCCCGGTGCTGGATCGCCGCGAAATACTGGACTACGTGGAGTGCGTCATCAATGACCGCTGGTATGAGCCGCCCGTCAGTTTTGAAGGGCTGGCGCGCACGTTCCGCGCGGCTGTGCACCACAGCTCAGCGCTCAGCGTGAAATGTAACATTCTGGCGAGTACCTTTGTCCCGCACCCGCTGTTAAGTCAGCAAGCTTTCACCCGGTTTGCGCAGGATTATCTGGTATTTGGTAATGCCTACCTGGAGCGACGCACGTCACGCCTCGGCAACACCTTAAGCCTTGAGCCGTCACTGGCAAAATACACGCGACGCGGCACGGATTTGGACGCTTACTGGTTTGTGCAGTACGGACTCAACACGCAGCCCTATGAATTTACGGCAGGCAGCGTATTTCACCTGATGGAGCCGGACTTCAATCAGGAAGTTTACGGCTTGCCCGGTTACCTGTCGGCCATTCCGTCCGTGCTGCTGAACGAGTCCGCCACGCTGTTTCGCCGAAAGTATTACCTGAACGGCAGTCACGCCGGTTTCATCATGTACGTGACAGACCCGGCGCAGAATCAGGAAGACGTAGACGCCATGCGTAAGGCAATGAAAAGCGCTAAAGGCCCTGGCAACTTCCGTAATCTGTTTATGTATTCGCCAACCGGCAAAAAGGACGGGATTCAGATCATCCCATTGTCAGAGGTAGCGGCAAAGGATGAATTTCTGAACATCAAAAATGTAAGCCGTGACGACATGCTGGCCGTGCACCGAGTGCCGCCGCAACTGATGGGGATCATCCCAAACAACACCGGTGGGTTTGGCGATGTAGAAAAAGCCTGTCGAGTGTTTGTTCGGAACGAACTCATCCCATTACAGAGGCGTTTTGAGGAGATTAACGAATGGCTAGGAGAGAAAATTATAAAGTTCGAAACCTATTCCCTTAATTAAAAAATGAGCGCCATCAGGCGCTCTTAAAAATTACAAATCAAACTTTTCCATTCTCATTTTGTTTAATACACTCTCGCTGGATATTCTTTTAAGCGCCCCCCTAACTTTACTGGTAATTGACTTCATCTTTCCTGAAGCATTTCCAATCCCTTCAAACTTGAGACTAGCTGCAACAATAGAACTCAAATCAGGACCATGAATTTCTTTAAATAAATGATGATAATCATCTTCGGTAGCATTATCTAAAACATTAATATCATCATCATTCCATCCGCTCCTACCTACCAAGGATTGCAGCACTTCTTTCAGACTACGTTTTTTAACAGTAGCATTAAAAGCATCTTGTAATTTAGCCTTCAACTCAACATCACTGACCGGCCTAATAATGGCAAAATCTTTCATATTAAACAACTCTGGAGTAGTTCTCCTTGCGCTTATATAAAAATCTATCAATTTAGAAACCTTCTCAACCTCACCTAACTCTCTCAACACAGTAATCATACTATCCAAATCATTTGGCGAAATTGACTGAGCACTTTCATGGACAGCATTAAAAAAAGCGTTAACAACCTCCTGCTCATTAGCATCAAAACTGTCGTGAAAGATTTTCCATGCATTAGAAAAAGATTGTGATTTTTGGTTTTGTAATTCTTTCTCATTTGCAATATTTATAGAACCTTCAAAACTAACAATGTCTATATATCCCTGTTTTACAAACCTCACAATTTCTAGATCAAAATCATCAGTATGATGGTATCCATATCTTGTTAAAAAACTTCTCCATGTTTTTTCATTTCCCTCTGGACCCTTCCCATCCAAATGAAAGACCGGCTTATAATTTTCAATAAACGAGAGCTTTGGGATAGCATCATTAGATTTTGATAAGAAGTGAGAGCAAGAGACAAGCGTTATAGTTCTAATAAATTGAATTTTAATATTTTCTTCTTTATCATTAAAAATATTCCACACAGACTCAATCATCTTTTCTATTTTTTTGAATACTCTTATATTATTCACACCCAGAGATTCTAGAGAGTCAATTAACTCTCCATGATATTCATTCCTAGAACTGAAGGCTACTTCTGTGCATTCTTTTGAAGTTGGAGAAAAATTTATTTCAATATCTATAACCTTCTCTCTGAACAATGCATACTCTTCATTATTTAGAGCCCCTTCATTAAGTAACAGGACAACTTTACATTTCTTTTGCTCTTTTAGAAGGGATATTATCCCCATGATATCTTTAGTTTTTAAGGATTCACTCTTTCTTTCCAGATCATCAATACAAACCAAGTAATTAGATACCGACATAAAAGACCAAGCTTCAATTGCAGGAGCAGCCATTTTGATATAAGGGACATCTTTTAATTTATTTAAGGCCCCTCTACCAAAAGTCTCAAGTGCCCCGACAGTATTTTCTCTAAAACTTTTAAGACTCGGCTCACAGCCGATGGATTCTTTAGAAACAGCATTCTCAAAAATAGACAACTTGAGATTTTCTAAAGATGCCATGCCGAAAAGTGACACATAAGAATATTTATTAGCAGAAAGCATTTCTTTTTCTTTAGCCTCTAAAAGGAACTTATTCCATGCGAAAGTTTTTCCGACCCCCCAATCTCCATTAATAGCTATTACAGATGGCACAGAATCAGATGCAAATTTTAAAATCTGATTTCTTATTGACTGAAGACTCATCAGCATTTTCCTTATACTAAAATATTAAAGTTAATTCTACGGAGTGAATTGAAATCTTAGTAATGAACTCAACTAATTTGCACACAAGGTGGAGCACTCATACCCCTCTTAGAACCTTATCTTGTAACTATAAAAGCTTAGATAGAATACTAATACTTATTGCTTTTATGCAATTTTATTTTCCGATGCGAATCCCTGTGCGCGCTTAATCAATCAGCACCTATATAGTCAGAGTGTGTTTTGTCTTTATCTTTATTCGGAGCACCTCCAGATTTCCATCTGAGATCATAGAGAACTTTGGCAGACATTGATTATTAAATGCCCAGCCATAGATAATACATTATGGATCGATTCAATCAAAAAATAGAATTGCTAAATGGCTATTTTGGCGAGAACAGAAAATTTCAATTTTTAAGCACTTCAGTCTGAATTAACGAAATAAAAAAAGCCCTTATAATACGGGCTAATTCTCATCGCCGATTTTGTCTTTTACTTTTTCTATTAGATATAGGTTTTTGTTCACGATTATTATCTACTTTTTCGTGAGTATCCATATCAAACCATGACGCCTGAGCCACTTCGCTCATAGGAAAAATAACACTAGTATCAACATCATTCAACTGACTGTAATCGTTAGAAAAAAGAACCCTCAAATTATCTTTTTCTCGATAGCCTGACATTATTGGGTTAATGGATACTTCAAGATTAGGACCTTGTTTCTCGTTTGGCTCACTAATCATGTTTACAGTCCCAACGTAAACTTTACGGCTTTTTAAGCTCACCAACACAGGACGGTCATTAGTCGCCGAGTCAAAAAACAATTGGCCTAATGAGCCATCAGATAGCAACTCCTTAAGCGCCCACAGCCTTATCACCTGCTTAAAAAAAGCTATCTGCCCATTATCATTTTTAAAACCACTTAATATATTTGCCGCAAGGTAAATACCAAACCTTGATGCCTGGGTCCATGCCACTGCAACGATTACCATGCTCAGAGATAATAGGATCAACCATGATGCAAGCCTATTCTCTTTAGGATCGTTGCTAAGATCTATCCAAGATGTCAGCCATGTAGCTAAAGTGAATCCAGGCGAGAACCATTTCATTAAATAGGCTGCACAGATCGATATTACTAGACACCAAATGCCATATGTGGCCACCTTCATATAGAGAAGCTGGCCATCATATCTGTGCAACCGAAAGTAAGTTTTGATTCTATAGGGGGAGGAAATTATTATCTGCCCACTTGCGAGCAATGGGATTATGAGAAGCGCAAACATTAGTCTTCGTCTTGGTCCTTGCTTCCGGCTGCAACAGCCTGAGCATCCTGCTCGACAAACCGCTTAGCAGCCTGACGGTAATGAGACATTTTCTCTCCGTTTTCATTGCGCACAACGATTGATCCACGACCAACAACGGTAATGTCTTTCACTCCTGACTTTTTCAAACGGTCTGCCATGGCCTTACCACCCGTGACATAACCGTTTAAGCCAAACATTTTCATCACTAATTCTTGCATTAAAACCTCCTTAAGCTTCCCACATAAACGCCTATATCTCTAAAGCGTTTACAGGTACTGCCCCGAGGGGCGGCGAAGTCTAGCACAGATGCAGCACGGAAAAAAGTGCTTTTCCTGTACAACTTAGACAGAGTTTAGGCCTCTTAGTTCAGTCACCTGCTGACCTACATTTAGCGCTAACTCAAATCACATTGCCTTCGAAAACTTACTTAACTTAAGTCGCGATTAGTCATTTAATCAAGTTTAAAAACGTTCTGCCACGATAAAATATATTGTTTAAAGTTTGGTCCAAAACTCGGCAGCAGGTAACTATTTGCCCTAATCAGAGTAACGCTAAGCCATCTAAAAAAGTTCTGAAAACTGTTCTACTATGCTTCACAGCGCGCGCTCGTAGCCCCGCCACGCCTGCCCGCTTTATGTAGTGGTTTTCATGCACCTGCATGAACTATGAAAAAGCCCACCAGTATTGGCGGGCCAGAGGGTAAACGATCCTTTTGGGATCATGCGGATTCATGCAGCATAGACATGCACTCTCGCATCAGCGCTCAGAAAAGGGGGAAGGTGTGACCGGATTCGATCACATTAGGCTTTGGCGGCGGCCTGCGTGCGTACCTGATCTGGTATTCCCAACCGTCCCAAAACTTTGTTGGGTACGGCAGCGTGAATACAAAAACGCCATCAAACGTCTGCCCCAGCCAGTACCCGCCACCTTGTTCTTTGGCTCGCTGAAAGAAAATGAACTCACCTTCTTTGTAATGCTCAAGAACCTGGCCGTGATAGACAATCCGGTAAAAGCTGTCTTTTCCGCCCATATCCAGCCCTGCCCTTCTATTCAGATACTTCCATCAAACGGGCATATTCGTGGCTTCTGACCTTTTTCATAAGCTCATCTGTCAGCTCAGACACCCATTGGATCGCCAGATTCTTTTCATCTTCACTACAATCGCTCGATGCGACTAATTTCATAAATAAATCAATACGCTGTAACTTCAATGACTCAAAGAAATAATCCTGCATAACATTTTCTCCCTACAAACAACTGTACATAAACACAGTATATTAGAGGATTCTTAAAGTGAAATGTTTTTTTACTTTTAACCTTACTTTTTGTGCGCTTCGCTTTCTGCTTTAAGTAAGTTGGCTGCCTTTGCCCTTTCAGCGAGCCTGTTGAAACGGCTTAGTATTTCGTCTTTCCGTAAAGTGTCAGCCTTGCTTTTGAATGGCCGCACTAAATCACCGTAACAGGTACTGCGGAACAGTTTTCCCGCAATTTCTGTCTGCGTGCCGCCTATCAGTCGCACGGCCAGACCGCGACTGATGGTTTCGCCGCTTAAATCTCTGACCTGGCCGATCACGTTGTCACACGCGGCCTCTATTTTGTCTGGACGCCGCAACGCTAAGTGTTTTTTATCCGGCTTTTCTGCCCTCAGTCGGGCCAGCAGCCGCCGCCGTTCTTTACGGCTCATACCTATGAAGTCTATTTCTTCCACACTTTCCGGTGGGTTTGAATCCTCAGATCTCAAACGCCCCGTACAGTTATTGACAGAACTCCGAGAGGGCGCGGGCGCGCCCTGAAGGTCAAAACCAAAATCAACGGCACGTTTCGGAACAATCTTCCACTGTGCCAGACGGGTTAAAATCGGAGTATCTGCGCCAACCTCAGTTGCGTAGACGCCCTTGATACGCACGGTTTCCTCACCGTATTCATTCAGCCCATCGCCCGACTGATACCAGGTGCGCACGGCCAGCTCATCACGACGCACGAACGGGCCACCCTGCGCGTTGACGTATGCCGCCCAGTCGCCCACGTCGGCCGCGTCAAGCGCAGCGGCAAACTCCACGCTTAGGCCGTGGGCGGTTTCGGTGTCATCCATGCGGCGCAGCTCGCGGTAAACCGTGACCGGCGCACCGCCGACAAACTGAAACTGTCGGATATGCCAGCGTGCCGCCCAGGCAGAAACGGCGGGGGCGGTTTCTTTCAGCTCTTTGCCGCTTTCGTCGTCCAGTTCGCCATCCAGCGCGTAGCCGTCGATATTCTTAGAGATATATTTAGCCACGTACCCCGTAGCGCTGCCTTTTTCCGGATCGATGGCCTCGGCATGAAAACGCGCTTTACGGGCTTTATCCGTGGTCAGCTCGTTGCTGTCCTGCTGAAAGGCGTAGTCACGGATTGTCTGGCGAACCTGATCCGCATCTTCGGGACGCATAAACATCAGCATGTGCCAGTGT